ACAGTGACTTTTGTGTATGTCCCAGGTGTTGCGGTATTCGAGTGGTTGAGAGTACCACCGCCGGTAACGGTTAGGCCCGTACCAGGGATGACGGCGCCTTTAGCTGATCCAGTGGCAGTAGGAACGTCGCTGCTAATCAGGGTGCGGCCTGCTGTGACCAGGCCTTTTTCGTTGTAGGTAACAACGCCGTACGTGACAGCACTAGCTGTGATGTCGTTGTCAATTTGGATTTCGGTGCCACTGAGACGTAGGCCAGATCCGTTGACACTTACGCCACCTTTGGATGATGTGGTTGCAGTGGGAAGGTCACCACCAGCAATGGTGCGATAACTGACAGCGCCACTGTTAGCAGTCGGACCAGCGAGAAACTGTGCCGCGCTGCTGGTGTTGTCCAGTGTGGCACTGATCGTAACCTCGCTGCCGCTGGTGCTGACAACAATGTTGATGATGCCTGAAGTGCTGCCAACGGCACTATTTACAGAACCAGCTGCCTTGAAGCTGATCCAGGCTGATCCGTTCCAGATGTAGGCGTTGTTGTCATCGGTATCCAGTGCAATCTGACCGACAAACGCACCGGAACCGGGCAAAGTTGTAACCAGATCAACCGTAGACTCGTCTGCCAGCTTGGCTGCTGTGACAGCATCAGCTGCAATTTTGGCAGTTGTTACAGAATCAGTCGCCAGGGAAGCGGCAACAATTGAACCAGATCCAAACAGCACCTTGGCGCTTGGGATTGTGGCGTCGGCAATCAGTGTTGTCGCATTACCAACCAAGTCCACGACAGTGATTTTCTTGGTCTCACTGGCACTGATGTCCGCAATCGGCAGCAGATCTCCACTGGCCAGATTGGCTCCAGCTAAGGCTGGTAGCTCGGTAATTCTGAGATCTGCCAACGTTGCCTCCGCTAATCGGGCATTGCCTATGCGTCAGTCTAGCCTTTTTAGTCGACTGTTTCCTGTAGCAAACTAGCGGTTGCATCCTGCTCCAAACGAATATCGTCGTAGTTCTGCTGCAGAATTTTATTCAGTGCAGTTGTTTTAGTTTGTAGGCGAATAGGACCAGTGGTCACAAAATCGGCTCTAATCTCAACAGCATCTGTAGGCGTAAAATTAACGCCTGCTTGGGATATAACAGCATCAAACTCATACCAAATTTCATCATCTAGTGCTGTTTGACCACCTTCGGTTATGCCTGTTGTTTTAAGATATAAACGTGCTCCAAATTCTGAACCGGCTTCTGTACGAGTGGCTAATTGGAGAATGTAATGAGCATTTTCTGAAGTATTACCGTTTTGATAGGCAGGTAGGTATTCCCAGAACGCACGAAGACTTCCACTACCAGTAATCAAACTAGAGTACTGACTACGAAATTCTTCGCCAAGTGCTGTTGTATCTACAGTTTCACGATTTGTGTTAAGTTCAAAAGATGTGCATTGCGCCAAAATGTGCGGAACACTGTTGACAATAGTAACCTCAATAGGAATATCTACTGTAATAGTTTCAAGACTAATCGCAGAAGCACTTTCACCTCTTATGGCATTATCAAATGTGCTGTAAAGCCTGATGCCACCTAGTTCATCAACGTTTATGTACCAGCTGCCTGATGTTTGTTTTTGTCCTACAAGCCAGCCACTTGTAGCTACAAATTCTAGTAAAGCGCCATTTGTACTGGCAATTTGAATTTGATCACCGCTGTTCAAAAAACCTGGATCAAAATCAAAACTGAATCGTTTGCGTGTCGCATTAACATCACCTGGATTTACCAGGGACACCTTGGTGCTTTCTAGCGTTTTGCGCTTTAGTTCTATTTGACCGTAACTACCAAAATATACACTCATTAGATTGTCACCTCGGAAGGTGCTCCAGTGACTTGGAAATTGATGTTGGCAGTAACAATCTCTCCTACGCTTAACCCAAAACTTGCACTTGTAATATATGCATTTACTTTTATATCTGAGTTTGTTGTGTCCGTAAGACGTAGAGTTAAAACAACTATGTCGGCTGTCGTTGCTCCACTGGTTTTAATTACTTTTTTGATTAGTGTAGATGCATCATTACGACCTTCATCGTCTTTGTAGTACAGAAGAGTGGCACTGCCGCTGTACCCTTGAATTCCAGGTGTATAAGAACGAAAATTGTCGCCAAGAGTAGTTGTCTCTAGGGTCTCTAGATCCCCTTGCACGCTCCAGTTGGTGACTTTCAGCTGGGTGGTGCCGCCAACTAGCAAACTGCCATCCCTGCCTGTGTAAATTTTTGCCATTACAGGACACCTACCAGTTGTACTTTAACGGTACTGATGCCAGGTCGCACAGCTGTTATATCAGGCGGGCTCTGGTATCGCCATGCGTTGCCACCTGTTACGTCGATACTACTACTCGATCCACTCCAGCCTGCCCGTACTGCACTAGGAACAGTAAATGTTTGATAACTGCCGCGCACTTCGTCATAGTGAGTCATAAATGATCCAGCGTCACTATCCGTAATATTCTCATAGGACAGTTCCATGGTCATGCCGGTGCGCTGGCTGCCGTACAAGATCCGCGTCTCGCTACCAGACTGGGATTTGAAGGTTTTTATGGGGTAGTCACCTGGGTTGAACGCCCGAGATGTTGGCTGGATTGTTGGAAAGGCCATTAGGCGTCCACCTCGAAACGATCTGCGTTGACCAGATCCTGTGCAATAAGACTAGAGAATGAACTATCGCAAGGGAACTCTGATGCTGTGATTTGCACAGTGCTTTCGGAGTCCAAGGTCAACTGCTCCACCATGTACACATTCTGGGACACGGTTGCGTTCAATACGCTAAATAGGCCGCCGCGCATTTCTGTGTTCTGGACGATCTGACCACTGACGTTCATGGTGCCTTGCTGCACGTCTTCAAATCCAGTGCGGTAATAAAGCACTGAGTATTGACCATCTGCAAAGGTGCTGGCGCTAGTGATCACGCCGGTTGAACTGATACTGCCGTTTTGGACTGCGTTGTAGGGACTGGTTTCGGTGACAACACGGATGAAGTCCCCTGGTGCCAGCGTGATGCCAAACGGTGTGGTCTGGAAACGGATCGTGTGGGTGATACGACGGCGGATAGACAGCAGGAATCGTGCCACCAAAAACGCATGGTCGCGGTTTGTGCAGTATTGAGTCAGGTCAAATGATTCCAGGATGTAGTTGTTTCCGCTTTCGCCTTTCCAGTTGACAGCAATGTTCCGCTCCTGGGGCAGTTGATTTTCGCGTTCTTCACGGAAACGCATGACGGCAGTGAAGTTTTTGCGTTCCTCTGCTGGTAGGTACTCCAGTTCAAAACTGTCTTCAAGAATATTGCCAGATGTGAACAGCTGCTTGATGGTTAGCGGTTGTGTAGAAATGTTGCCGCCGCTATCCGTTGGAACAGCTGGTTGAAGGCTGAACTGACCGTCAGCAATAACAAAGTTGCACAGCATGTAAGGTGCTGTCTCGCTGATGAACTGGCGAATGTTTACTGCGTTTGTGATCGCACCATCGAAGAACAATTTGTTGGCTTTAAGGAACTTGGCTGTCTCGGCAAGGTCAGCTGTGTTGATCAGCGGTGCATAATCACGGCTCATGTTGAGTACCTTGCCTACGCCAGCTACTTGATCAGTCAGTAGGTGGTAGACCAGATCGCAAAATAGGTTGCTGGATTCGTTACTACCCGTTTCGTCGGGATGAAAATGCCGTACTTGAATACCATCTTTTAGCCAGACACGCAGCTGATCCAAGGATGAAAAGTTGCGTGAAGCTTTTAGCGACAATCCAGCAAGGGTCATATTTTCATATTCAGGATCAACAGCATTAGATGTCATCTCATTGACATACACAACGCTATGCTCGGAAGAACCACTGTTAGATTTTTCAACTAAACTGCCATAAAAACTAATATCTGCATACTGACTTTGATCTTCAAAAGAGCGTCCAGTGTCTGTAACTGATTGTGTTATATCTTCTGTGACACCTTGAACAATAAACTCAGCACCTACATCTCCGGTTCTCCATGGATTGCTGGATGCAGAGCTCCTGGTATCTTGAAAAGTATTACCGACATTCCAGACACCTGTAGTTTCATTTGGATCGGAAGAAACTGTAATGGAAGGCTCTGTATATTTCCAGCCTTCTCCTCTTGATTCATTGGGATCGTAAAATACTGATGATTTCAGTGTAAACGTAATTTTTTTATTTGCAGTAATAGTTTTTGTCATTACATAGGACACAGTTCTGCCTGCTGTCTTGTTGTCTCTTGCTGCACCATACAATTCTTCGTACCAGGCTTGCGAACGACCGCTTGGCACATTTGCACTTTTTACCCCAGTTGCTCTACGTTCTGCACCAATTAACGTTAATTGCGGAGCGCCATCTGGCGGCTGCTTAAAAGGATTATTACTTGTAATAGTTTCCTTTAAAATAAATGTACTAAGGCTGTCCCAGTTGTCTGAACTCGATAACACATTCTGCTCTTTTTCTATCCAATAATACTTTTGACCAGAATAGTGATCAACTGGTAAGGGAGATTTTTCCCAGCGGTATTTAACTTTGTATTTACGACTGGTACTATCCGATGTGGTATGTTCGTACTCAAACTCAATTGTTTGTCCAGCCGCAAGAGGACTATTGTCTGCCGATCCTATTCCGGCTTTTCTGGCAATCTCCCATCTCCACGAGCTTTCTCTGCCAACGGTATAGGCATAGTTGGGTTCTGTGTACCAGTCAACGAATGTGGTTGTTGTTAAGTACGATTTATTTTGTTCTGTTTCAGGCAACAATGTCCTGATGCCAAGTCCGGCTGGGTAACTCTTACTTACAATTCTTGTTGCAGTTGAAGGTTTAGATTTAAATTCTGTATTTGCTTTTATGTCTACTTTTGTAACTATATTACCAGCTGTAGAGATTACAAATTTTCCGTAATTAGGCACATCTATTGACGCGCTTAACAGCGAGGATGAGCCACTGTTGTTTAAAGATGCGCCGGTAAACAACTGCCAGAATTTAGTAGTATCTGACATGTGACGTCCAATGTCTGTTCCATTTACTGGAACAAACTGAAATTCATATTGAGCTTTTTGCGGATATTTTATACGAATGTAATTGTATTGCTCTATTGGCTGATTGCCAATCACACAGAAAAGTTGATCCAGTAGTTTCCATTCGTAAGGTTGTCCAGATGTGTCAACACCAGTTGGGCGTAAATAAATAACAAATGCAGATGCTCGCCTGCCGTAGGTATTTATGGTACCGGCTGTCGTGGCAACTCGCTTGTCATCGAGATTTCTTAGTTCAGTTGGAGTTGGTAAACTTTGAAAATTGCATAAACTGTTAAATCGTTGATGCACTTGACTGCGAATACCAAATTCAATTACTTCACAGGCTCTAGTATTTCTAACAGTTGCTTTGTCCACTCGCATCAGTGGGTAAAAAACTGCGCCAGCGTCAAGAACTGATGCGCTAGTTGTATCATATAGGTATTCTTTTGTTAGCATAATATCTGCAACTATACCAATCAATGGCGTAGTTGCTTGATTTATGTCAATACACTTTAAGGTCACTAGCTGATCTTGCTCATCTTCTGGACGCCAAATTGGTATATTGCGACCGGTTACCTGCCAAGTAGTACGACCAATCATAAATAATTCACCTATTTGTAGCGCATCATCGGCAGCAATGCGTTCTTCATTTAAATATGTGTTTATATCTTCAACTGAAATCTTTCTGTCATCTGTGCTGTATAAATCTTCTCTTATCTGTGTTTTGGATATCTTAAAAACTATAGTATCTCCCTTGGAAACTGTTCGAGTTTCTTTGCCTACTGAATCTGATATTGTACTGCCGTTTAGAGATACAATACCCATACGGCGACTGTAGTTACGTCCAATGCCAGCTTGACCTAGTTGTTGTATTCCTCCACCTAATTTTGCATTACCGTTATCATCACCAGAAATTTTAATACGTTGATAAGCAAGGTTATTACCCGGATCATCCGGTCCATCTACTTGAAGAATACTAATAACTTGCCAATTGACACGATACCCCGTTCCATTTGGAATGCCTGCGTAGCAACCAAACTGCGCATTATTGCTGAGACTATGTGCAGAACTAAATGCGTGTTCTGTATTACTTGCTAGTGCGGGGCATGAAAATACGTCATCATTTATTTCTGGATCACCACTGGCAAGATTGCCTCGTGTGCCGTAAATCATGTTTGCGGCTTTAATCCGCATAAGTCCACCAGATCCTGGTGAAGTACGTTTCCAGTAAAACGCAAACGCTGATTCATAAACTGAATCAAGTACGCCATTTCCCAGAAAAATGCCGTTGATAGCTGGAGGTGCAATACCTTCTGGTTGGTTGCCATCTGTTACACCCTGTTCGCCCACGACAAATAGCAACTTGACACCTTGCTGTGTGCCATAACTGAACATCCGTGACCACACCAGTTTGGGACTGACGAGCATACCGCCAGATGTACCAGTCCACTTGCCA